AGCGCCAGAGGGGGTCATGCGGGATCTCCGATAGGGTGGGGGGCGTGTGCGTATTTATATGCGCATTGGTGAGGGGTATATATTTTTTACTCGCCCCGGTCGCCTGCGCGAGACGGGGGGGGTCGATGTTTCACGGGAATGTTTCACGAAATGTCGCATAATGTCCATTATGGAAATTTTTTCTTGTGCGTTTTCAGCCATTTAGCATTTCGCGCCATAACGCCTTTGAAACGTGTCGCGTTTAGGACACGCGATCAACCGGATTTCGGTTGACCGCCGTCGCGCGCGCGTAGTGTCTCCGCTTGTGTGTCTCTCTCGTCTGTCAGCACTACCGGCTCAATCGCGTTAACCTGCGTTAGCGCCTCAAGATACGACCCGCCCTTCGACGCAGCTACCTCGACCTGCTGCTTGTCGCCGTAAATCTTTGGCGTCATCCGAGCCGCCTGCCATTTCAGGATGTCAGCAGCGACACGCGCGCTTGCCGGGTCAATCATCCCGGCTCGTGTATCTCGGTATATCTCGTCAAGTTCTTCGGCTAGCAGCATGCCACGGAACTCCAGTGCCATCCGATATTGCTTCTCGAACTCCGGCTCAGCAGCGATCTTCCTCGCTACCGTCGCCCAGCTTGGCATGCTCTTGTCCTTGCAGATTACCCGCACGGCCTCGCCATTGCTGATCCGCTCTAGGAACTCAGGCCAGACGCTCTCATCCACCTTCGGGTACGCCATCAGTCGAAATCCTCGTCAAACAGAATGTAGTGCTGCGGATCGCTGTCTATCTCCAGCAGCGGCTTGCGACAGGCGCTACACACGACTGTCTGCGTCTCTTCATACACCCTGCCGCGCGTCGGCATGCCACACCAGTCGCAGTCCCAGTGTTCACGGAAGAAGCGCACCCAGTCGCGTTCCTGTTCTTCTAGGTTGATCACGTCAGACATCGTCATCCCATTCTGTTGCTATCTCGACGCCGCAGGCACCATAGCCCGCGATGTCGATCCAGCTATCCTCGTGGTCAGGCGTCTCGATGAGCCTCGCCACCTTCAGGCACGTCATGCACAGCGCCACCTGCTCTGGCGTCACGTCCTGCCCAAGCACGACTGACCACAGCCGCGCTATCCGCAGATGGTTCTCCCTGACGCTGCCATAATTCTCGCCACGTTCCGCCACGGCGTTTATTGCCGCCTGTAGCGCCTCTACCTTGTCCACTCGCATCTCCTATCGCTAGACCACACGTCCCGCACCTCCTGACGCCCTCAGCGCCCTTTAGCGGCCCGCTCTTACATTTGGGGCAGCAATCGCGCCCCAACCAAACCTCGAAACTACCGTCACCACTATCGAACATAATCGAAGCCACCGTTATCTTCATCGAACATATCGCTTCACCACCCTTGTCCTGTGAGCCGCGTCCGGTTTCTCCCAGCGCGCCTCGCACGATGCCAAGGCGTCGCTGACGCCGTCATGAGCCGCCGGGAATATCTCGACCTTCACGCCGTGCTTGCCACGCATGATGTGAACCGTCAGCGTGTGAACATCGACCCAAGCGTGATTGCCGAGCAGTTGATATTCCTCGTCGGTGTACAGGATATTCATCTTGTCCTGCCATTTCTCGTTGCCAGCCATCAGAACGGTATCTCGTCGTTGAGGTCGAGTTCTGCTGGCTTAGGCTTCACGCTCTCGATTGTAGCACCATCGAACAGCGACACCACCTTATTTGCCAGTTCTCCCGCCTTGGTTTCCTCCCACGCCTCGACGATGGCCGCGACCTCGCTCATCGAATACACCCGGTCGAGCCTGCCGTCGGCGCGTATCTTAGCAATCTCGCTCGCGTCCTTGCACACAGCGACGACGGCACCATTCGGCGTGGTCTCCTCCCACACCTCGCCCGTCACCGGCTGCGCCCCAAGTTCGACCGCCCTGCGCTCCAGCGCCTGAACGCCTCGCACCGTAGCCGCGACAGCTTCCTCCACCTCGACGCCGCTGCCTTTTGTCAGCGCCACGTTAAGCACATCCATCTGCGCCCAGAAGCGATCCCGCAGATCCGCCTCAACAAGCAACGGCAATCTGTCGATGCCCCACTTGACCTCCGCCGCCCTCACGACAGCGTCATACGTCGCAAGCGCAGCCCGGCACTTGTCAGCGTCTCGCTCTGACGGATAGAACCGCCACTGCCTCGATGTCTTGCCCTTAGGCACTCTCTTCCTTGTAGCCATCTCTGTCTCCCGTGTGTGTGTGCATGTGTGTGTGATGTGATCCCCTAGGGGTGATCACACACATCACACGATCATGTGATCATCACACAATCGTGTGATCCGATCACACATTTTCCTCTAACCCATTGATAACCCAACACATGTTACCCTCAACAGCAATCACACGCTTCTTCTGAAGCGCATTTCTTGCGTCTCGGCGCTTTCCGCCCGTTTCGTCCGGCGCTTTGGCGATGTGATAGGCGTGCCACACGTCCTTGTGGACGCTTTTCGCCTTCTTATCGATCAGCGCCGAGTGCAACGCCGCCAGCGCGATCTCCTGCTCAAACGTCAGCGCCGACCGGTTCCGCTGCTCCGCCTCGTCGGTCTTCTCCAGCACGACGGACGTCTCAGAGATCGACGCAGGCACGACCAGCATATTGAACCGCAGGTCGCCCTCAATAGGCTCCGCGTCCTTCTGCTTTTCTATGCGCAGCGTGACCACGCCCTCGGACTTGCCGACCATCAGCGACGTGGACACGGCGCCGAGCAAGGAATTTGAACCGCGGGCGCCCTGCGCCGAGTTCTTGCCGGAGTGATGAACCGCGAGCATCGTCCCGCCCGTGTGCCGCTGGATCGTGTCGCACGCGTCGATGAACCGCGCCATCTCCGAAGCGCTGTTCTCTTCTGCGCCGTGCATCGAGCGGTGTACCGTGTCCACAACCACCATCGCGAAGTCTTTTTCGAGCCTGTCGATGGTATAGAGCAGCCGCGTGACCTCGCCCTCGTCCATAAAGTTCACCGCCAGCGGCAGCACATACATATCCGGCGCGTCGGTCAGCCCCTTGTGCTTCGACCACGCCTTCCAGCGCTTACCGAAGCCGCCGACGCCCTCGCCCGCAATATAAAGCACCGCACCCTGCTTGGTCTCGTATCCCTGCCACGGGACGCCGTGCGCGACCGACAGCGCCATATCAATGGCGAGGAAGGACTTGCCGCTGCCCGGCGCACCATACATCATCGTGAACGCGCGCTCCGGCAGTAGCTGATCGACGAGAAACTCGACCGGCGGCATAGACCACACCGCGTCCTGATCGAGCGTCTCGAACGGCTCCAGCGCGTTGCCATCCTCATCCGCCACCGCGTCATCGCTGACCTGCGGCGCTTCTGTGAGCGCTGGCGTGCCCTTCACGATTTCGACGAGTTCGCCGAGCGTGTGTTCTCGCAGATAGTCCACGACGTCGCCCTTGTCCGGCAGCCCCGGCAGGTCCACGCGCTTTATCTGGTTCGCCTTACCCCAAAGCGACGCAATCACCGTGTCGGCGTGGCGCAGACCCACCTCATCGTTGTCGGGCATGACGATCACGTTACGGCCCACCAAGTGCTGCGCGTGCGCGTCCAGCCACTTGCCCGCCCCGCCGTGGGACGTCGTGGCGACCAGCCCGGCCTCGATGAGTGCGTCGGCGCACTGCTCACCCTCGACGACGAATACCGGCTGCTCCGGGTTCTTCATGATGCCGGGCAGGTTGTACGGCAGCGGCTCGACGCCATCCATCTTGTAGATATATCCGCCGCGTCCGTCCGGCCTACGCTGGCGGAACGACTTCGGGTACATCCGGCACACCTGATAAGCCTCAGCGCCGTCTGCGTCGAAGTACGAATATATGCGCTGTATGTATTGCTTTGGCTCCAGCGCCTTCTGCGCCTGCTTCTGGATGCCGAACTCACGTTCCAGCACGTCGGCGACTGAGCCGGAGATGCCGAGGTTGCCGTATCTGCGGACCAAGTCCACGATCCCGCCGCCAACCTCATCCTCGAACGAGTACCAAGTTTTCTTAATCAGGTCGAGTTCCTTGCTGCCCTTTGTCCCCCAGCGCAAGGTTCGACCACTTATTGACAGCTTCGCGTTCGGCTCGCCCCAGTAATGCCGGGCAATCCTCTCCGCGTGCGCCGTTATGTTCTGTGTCATTGAAGTGTCTCCCGCGTCCCCCCTTAGAAGTGTCCCCGGCGGCGAAGGGAGACTGACACCGCCGGGGACTACCGCGCTAGAAGAGGTTGGCACCTGCTGGCGCTGCCGCCGGAGGTTGCGACGCTGCCGCAGCTACCTCTGCTGGCACGGGTTCTGATGGAGCGGTTCCGCCGCCGTCCATCATAGCTGGCCGATCAATCCACTGGGTGATCGACCACTGCGGAACCTTAAAGCGCAATTCACCCTGCGGCGAATTGATCTTGATGGTTTCAGTTCCGGCAATCGTTACCACCGGAACCTTGCCCGGATTTGCCGGAGCGTCCGTCTGGTACTGATTGTGAAGAGCATCCATCGCACGCAAT